CCGTTTGAAAAATTTTTCTCTTTACTTATTTTTTTAAAAACGGTATTCTTATTTTACTTCCTTTTTAGTGCCTCCAGCAGTAGAATAAGTCTTAACTATATTATTTGGTTTATTTTTAAAATGCTTTTGCATTACTTCTATATTTCTAGGGTCATCGTCACTGAAACCAATAGTTGGTTCTGCTGGAATGAATTTATTACCTATATCATTTTTTAAGTAAGCCCTTTTATTTAAAACAGCTGCCATCCCTTTTATATAACTTACAAAGTCTTCCATCGCACGGACCTTCGCCTCTTCGGGATTAGCCGCACCAGTTTCGTCTCCAAAAGAAACGGGGTGGTATTTGTTAAGTTCTAAATATGACCTGATTAATTCATCATCACTCATTTCATCTTCACCCGCAAAAGACCTGTATTTTTTTAAGTTTTTTAACAACTCTTCTTTGTCAATTCCGTTAAACCCTTCTATAATATAATTGTATACGGCTTCTTTTAAAGTGTTTGGGTTGTGACCTCTCGCTGTAATGATTGAAAAAATAGAACCGTTATTAATCGCCTCTCTGAAATCATCAAAAGCAGGACCAGTTCTTGCTCTCATAGCATCTACCAAAAAATCTTTATCACCTTCAGTTCTAAAATTTCTGAATGGATTTTCACCGAATCCCACTATTTTTTGTCCTTTATATTCGAAAGGTTCTTTTCCTATATGATGTCTATGTTCCGCAAAATCATCTGTAGACATCCCAACTTCTTCTCCGTCCTCATCCTTTACAATAATTTTTGTAGGCATGTGAACAATATTATCGTCCCAATCGAACGCATAATATTTTAAATCTGGTGAACCCTCACCTTTAAACCCTTCTGTAAACTCTTTTCTCATTTGGCTAAAGGGGGGAATTATTCCCCCCGTTAATTATTATTAGATATTTTCAAACGAAGCTCCTGTTGGAGTAATGAAGAATTCGATGTCGATGAATTCTAAAGCCTTCGTTGGTTTTAAGTATATCTTACCTGTTAATGTATTTCTATCTAAATCTTCAGGTGTTGAAGAAACTGTTACACGGAAATCGTATAAACCTCTGTCTCTTCTGATTGAATCTAAGATAGGGTTAACACTATCTAAGAATTGTTGTCTAACGATTTGGTCGTTTTGTTCGAACAACAATCTTACCGCCACTGCTGAAATCAACTTACGAGCTTGAAGTAATAATCTTCTTACGTTCAATCTGTTAAGTGCTGTGTCAGCAACTTGTAACGTTTTGTTACCCCAAATTACAGTTCCTACATCAGAGAAAGTTGCGATAGGGTTGATTCTACCTTGGTATAAAGTGTCTCTGTCTTCTTGAGTCAGTTTCACTCTCGCTTTAATAGAGTTTACAAGACCTCTTGTGTAACCCGCTGATGCGAACCATGGGAATGCGATGTTATCTGTCAATGCTAAGTTTCTACAAACTTCACCTGTTGGTGGTAAGTAAATCTGAGTATTGTTTACAGTATCTCTTACTAAAATCCATGGGTAGTAAGTTGCGGTGTAGTTGGAATCAATTCCCGTATTATCTAAGTTATCAACCGCCTCTTGTGGGTAGATGATATCAAGTGAGCTAGTACCATCTGGTGTAAACATTTGGTAGTCAGGAGTAGTTGCAATATACACAGAGTCAGCTCTTGAATATTGTACCATGTCAATAGCTTCTTCAACAAGATTTGAGTTATTTACATAATCTATTGATGAAGTTGCAAACACGTTAATGTTAGTTGATTCAGGGTTAGCAAATGTCAAGATACCAAGTAAGTAAGCGTAGTAGTCAGTATTTGCAAAATCCTGAGTATTATTTTGAACTATAATTCTCTTAAATAGACCTTGACCAGTTGCTGTTGGGTATCTTGTTGAAGCCGACGCTCCCGCCAAATAACCTGAAGAACCTAATTGGAATCTATCTTGGTTAGTTCTGTATTCTCTGTAGATATCCCATCCATCGAAACCGCCAGCAAAACATACTGTATACTTTCTTGAATAGATGAAATAGTAAGGGTTTTCTTGAGTTTCAGGGTCAGTTGTAAAATTAGCAACTCCACACTCAAACGCTGTTTGACCACTTGATAAATAAGAATTTGAAATTGTTACTACCGTAGCACCTGAATCCATGTGGAAACCTTTACTTAAGTAGTTCCAAGGTTGTCCCTCAACAGGTAATGCTGACGCCACCCAGTTAGAAGGATTTTGAGTACCTTTATATTGTAGGAAAGAATCATCAATTCCAAATTGACTTGAAAAACCTAAGTAACTTCTTCTTATGATGTCACCCGCAGATTCAGTCGAGTTTGCAGTTGAACCAAATGGAGGGTTAGAAATTGTTTCTCCAGGGTAATAGTATTTTGTTTTGAAGATTGGAACAGGAGAAGGGTTTAATACTGATTCATATTCTCTTTGAGTGTATCCGTAGAATCCACAAGGAATTGCATCAATTGGTGCCTCATCTGCCATCTCAACCATTATATATCTTGAAATCAAAGCGTACTCACCATTTGATGAACCAATTTTCTTAGCAACGAAGTTGTTAGAAGCTGGGTCCATGTTACAGTTTGTAAACTTTTCAATAACTACAGGATTTGCATCAGTGTCAAAGAAATTTCTAACTAATACATCGAATGTCATGTTATTGAAAGAAAGGTTCGAGATAGACACTTTTACTTCGGTGTTAGCTGCGTCCCCGTCAGATATTGAAATAAACTTAAATAAGTTATAAACTTTATTACCTCTTAATTCAGAAACTAAGAAAGGTGTGCTTGGTGATTTATATTGTGTCACATTGTAAGCAATTGATTGTGGATTTTGACTTCTAGCACCAGGTAACGCAATCATCTCACAACTTAAACCACGAATATATCCTTGGTTATAAGCATAATTTAATGTGCCTGGATAAATTTCCTCAACATATACAGGAACCTCATTTCTTGATTTACCAAAGTTGTCAACTCCTAAAACCTTCGTAATATATTTTGATGACGAAGCGGACATTGAAGTTTCAAATGAAAAATTATCCCCGTCTTTAGTTATACCTGATAATAAGAAAGTTTGGAAAGGTGACTGAGTCACTCCTGAATATTGTTCAGTACAAACCATTTGTAAGTCAGTTAATCCACTAACTTCGTAAGTTGGACCATGTTGGTCAACCTCCGCACTGTTACTATATAAAGAGATACCTCTAGAACGTAAAGTTGCAACCACCATATTATTATATTCACTGTAAGCCGTACCTGAAAAATTGTATGACATACCAGTGATAGTTCCTGTGTAATTTCCATTACCTACAGATACTAAGTTAGATACAACATAATAGAAAGAATATCCTGAATAAGCATTTCCAGACGTTATGTCAAAATTGGCATAATACCAAGGGTCGTTGTTATCAGAACTCAAATCATTTGCAGCCAAATTAGTTGACTCAACACCATACTCGTTAATTATATTAGAATAAGAAGCTGTTAAATTTTCATAAGTTAATTGTGGAATTGAACCATATACCGAAACAGTAGTTGCTGATAATGATGGGTCGTCCATGATTGAGTCTAAATTACTGTTGAAATCTAACAACAATGAAGACGTGCTTCCGTCAGATAATCTGTATTGGTTATTAATATTAACACTAACAGGTCCTGGTAAAGCACCTGATGTGAATATAAATGTGTTCCCACTTGAAGTTCCTGAGAACCCGACAGTGAATGATGTCCCTGATGTTGGACTTGTTTGTCCGATAGTTAACGGGTCTACATTCGCGGTCACCTTGATACTCCAAGACGGACCAGCATCATATCCTGACAATCCTAATACTCTCGTAACGAAAAGTTGATTAGATTGTTGTAGGTAAGATTTGGCTATGTACGCCGCTTCATATTTAGGGATTTGTGTATTAACAAACTTTGTGGGTTCTGTACCTCCGAAGTATGCTTGAAACTCATCGTAATTTGTGATAAAAATAGGTTCGAAAGCGGGACCCTTAATTGTTTCCCCAACTAATCCTAATGTAGTTACACCCACACTCTGAGCAACAAATGATAAGTCGGTTTCAGACGTGTATACTCCAGGTGATACATATACCTTTTGATTTACTTGTGTTGCCATTCTTTAAATTATTCTATTGCAGATTTATTTTATTGATAAATATTAGTATCTGAATGAAAAAACTTGACTTTTGAATATCTATTTATAAACAGTATGAATTAATTCTGCCTTTTTTCTCCCTATGAAAACAACGAAAGAAATAAAGAACATTAAAATATCCCCTGAAGTACACGAGGTACTAAAAAAGTACTGTGACAAACGTGGGATAAAGATTTATAAATTCTTAGAAAATCTGATTCTTGAAAAGTGTAAAGAAAAGAAAGATATCTACGGTGAAGATTAAACTAATTGTGAGTCAAACTGAATCTTAGCTTCTTGAGTATCATCGTTTTTAACAACATCAATTCTTAACACATCATTTGTGGTGATTTGAATTTCTTGAACATCACTACCATAATAGTCGTCATTAATATAAACATCGTAACTCTCAACGTTTGTTGAATTGGCGAACGTCATGTTTGCGGTAAAATCAATTACATCGTTCAAACTATCGTTTCCAACGACATATAAAAAATTCGATAAAAAATCATTAGGATTTTTTGGATACTTGTTTCTTCTACTTTTTAGAACTGTTGTATCTAACTCCATAATTTGTGATACCCTTGCAATTGCAGGTTTAACTTGGAACTCTTCTTCATCGATTAGATAACCCAACATAGTGAAGTCATAGTTCTGAACAAAATACTTTCTCGCATCCATATTCATTTGAGACTCATCGGAAATGTTGTTTAAAACAATTGGAACGTATTGTCCTTTTATAAAAGTGTAAGCCTGTCTCGAAGAGAATTTCTGCATAACAATTTTGTTAAGTTGGTTCAACTCTCTCATTCTGTTACAAATAATTTTCACACTATAGTTGATATCAACAGGAACTGGTTGAGGTATTGTATAAATGTCCATACCTTGTTCGTTACCATTCCACGTTGGGACTGAGGCGTAATAGAATTGTTTTCTATTTGGTATTGTATATTGAAGAGACGGGTTTGTACCAAACTT